AAGTGCGCCATTAATATATCTGTTGTTTGTCGTGATATTAATCACATTGCCATTAGGAGAAACGGAAATAACGCGGAACACGCTTCCATTAAGATAAGTTTCTACTGACGATGGCGAAGCAACTACGTTCTCAATAAGTATAAAATCACCATCTGCAGGAAACTCAATAGTATTAGAGGATAAGTTATTATCAAATATCTCGAGAGTAATGGTACCATTACCATTAATGCTCATGGTTGTTATTTGAGCTGATGCCGCATTACGGGATTCTTCTGGATTAATAAGTAACATAAATCCCTGCGGGGTTCCTGCTACAATTTGCCGTTGGTTTGCTGATACACCGGTCGTCCAATCACCATTAAATTCATCCCACGTAGTAGGCACACTGGATGCCCAAGTGATATCGGTTTGTTGTTCAAAATACCCAAAAGTTATTAGGCAATCATCATTAAATGCCCATGCGCCATTCTTATAGTTGTAGACCATCACTTGATCAGGAAATGTTTTAGTACCGCTTGCTTCCCCTTGTTCGGTCAGGAAAGTCCAGTAGACCATTTCTTTATAGTAATCTCGGATGCCCTGTGTTCTTATAACACTCGTTGGTTCTGCAGAAAAGTATTCAAATACTTCGTCAGGGATAATTTCGTCAGCCCTCTGGACATTCGATCCATTACACGCATGTATGCCCGTGTTGCCAACGGTGAGAATCTGCTTATCAAAGGGAACGGTTGAAAAAGTGGATTGAGAACCAAGTTCATTGTTTAATCTATTCCATTGAAATGGCTTAACTTGATTTCCAGTGAATGCAAGTTCCCAGGTACTGCGTTCAAAATACACAATTAAACGATCTTTTATAAATTCTGCTGATACTATTTGTTCGTCGGTAGAAGCGTCAGAATAATTAGCGCCTGCGTATATATTTCCTGAGGAATCCTCTTGTCCTTCGGTATACCATGCATTTATAGCCAGTGGGTTTCCAAATATAGAGTATCTTGCTCTTTGAGGGTACTGCGTGGCGTTTCCAGACATGGAATAATAATTTATTGCGGTTGTTGCCGAAGCTCCAGTAAAAGTATAAGCGCCCGTATAAATATCAAATGTTCCTGTTCCTGTGCCACCTACAGAAACTTGTAATGCGCCATTAGGAATAACAACCGTGAAAGTTGTGGTTCCAATAATAAAATACTGCCCTAAAAGACCATAACCTGGGGCAACAGTTCCTGAAGCATTCCCACCACCGCTGGTATTTCCCAAGTTTGTTGGGCCGGCACTATTATCATTTTCTATAGTATTAAGAAGAATTAATCTTCCCTTATAAGCAACTATCAATCTCGCAGTTTGCACGTAGTATCCTGCGTAAGGCGCTAATGGGGTGCCAGCAGGAGAAGGCAAGAAATAAAAGCCGGTTTGCCCGAATGCAGGTGTCCACACAAGAGCGTTGGATGGCCCCGTTGCATACCAGATAGGATCATCGGTAGCCGCTGGAGCATTTGGGCCAGTTATTGCATTAAAATTTGTTACATATAAAACAGTCTGTCCTGGCATTCCTTTCCAATTACTTTCCCAGAAATAATTAGTATTATTACCGTTCCAGATTGCAGTTCCCGATCTTGCCCATCCTGAACCAGTAGTGAAGATATAGGCAAAAGTGGTATCAAATGCCAGAGTAGGATGATTATTAATAGTCCCCGAATCATACTGACAGATACCCATGGTAGGAAGTGCGGGATAGAAATAGACTGCGGTTGTTATGGCAGCACCGTGAATAACCACTGCACCCGTTGAAGTATTATATGTCTTAGTGGTAGCGCTTCCGGTATCGAGCATTACCGCAGGAGTTCCTGTTTGATATACCGTAAATATTTCACTCCCCACAGAAAATATTTGCCCGGGTTGGAATATAGTCCCGGGAACTGTCCCAGAAAAGTTACCCGATCCATCAGTTGTCCCGATATTAATACGTAGCCGTGATAATAGGGGAGTAGTTCCCATAAGGGTAGAACCGAATCGTTTTACTACACGTCCCCTAAAGACATAAGCGTTCTGCAATTGGGTGAACGCATCATCCATGATCATCCATTTACGAAGATCAGTCTGAAGGCCTGTTTTGAAAGGGGCGATAAGAAAACGATCAAATGCCATAATTTATATTCCTATAACAAACCATGCAAATTGTACTCCTGTACTCACGCCAGAAGAAGCGCCCACCGTAAAGGTAGTTTGAGTATATGCAGTAAGAACAACCCAATTAGTGGTTGGCACACTACCGGTTAATCGAGTAAGTTGAGGAAATGCAAATGCAGTAGTGAACCCAGGAAAATTAGTGAGCTCAGTTGAATAAGTAAGGGTTACGCTTGATGATCCACCTGTGGTACTTCTTCCCCATGCCATCAAGAGGCCTGACGGCGTATAACACCAGCCATTTCCTGCATTCGTGCCACCTAAAGTATAGGCAGTCATAGGAATTTGTACCGTAGAAGCAGAAAGTGGTTTGTTTATATAGAGTTCATTGAGGCTGGTGTTTGAGTTTGCCGCTGAATAGATAGCTACATTTCCTGAAGCAAATAAAGATCCAGGTGGTGGCGTACTTGCTTGAGGGGGCAAGTAAATCCAGTTAAATCCAGAAGTTCCATTAATACTTGCGCTTGAATTACTCGTATTGCCGGCTATCGCGCCCAAAATAGTAAAGTTATTTAATATATTGCCCTGACTTATTGAAAGTTGGTCGGTTGCTAGGGGAATATTATACAAAAAAGCCATTTTAAAATCCTAGAAATTTGAAGATCCAAAGCCCCATGAACCCGTCTGTCCACCAGCTCCCCCTGTTTGTTCAGTATAGATGGTACCTGCACGCTCAAGAGTTATTTGTACTATTGTTCTACGGAGACACATTCTTTCTTGCCTATTAAATTCAGGCATTATCATCTGCACAGATTCCATATCCATTCTGTCTTCAAATATCTTCTTAGCAGCGCCATAGGCTAGGTATTGCCACCATTCTTCCAGCTGCGGCACTGAGTTACTCGCCAATAACTGAGTAGGCCTGACAAACACTTGGAAGTTTATTTCATATGGCTGATCAGGAACTGGGCGAAGATAGAACGTATCTTCATACCATAGTAATGCCTGCGGTATGGTAATCACTTGTGGAACGGTCTGGCTATTAATAGTTTGTCCCGCTTGTGGCGCGACAGGGAAGGTAATCACATACTGCCCAGTAACATAGTTAATATAGTTCGAGGTGTTTACCCCCCCAGAAAGATATGGCGCTGAGGCCAATGGTGGATTAGCTAATGCAGCTTGGTACCCTGCCGTATTAGGCGCATATAAATTACCATAGATCGTAGGGGCACCAGTAGTACTATCAAGAACAGGCACATCAACAAGAGAGACTCCGTTTCCATTAATATCAACAGATTCAAATAACACCTTACCTTTAACTAAGCAGATGTTTTGAGACTGTCCGGGAATAAGTATCGCGCCCTGTGAGTTTGTTACAACTCCAGAGAACGTGGTTGACATGCCATCGCCAGTAGGGCCAATAGAAGCTTGACTCACCAATTCAGGATAGATGCCATAGAACTGCTCACGTGATTGAGTGTAGAACACTTGATAGCCCGCAATATATATGGGCGTATCAATAGATAAGTACAAGTTAGAAAAGTTGTAGAGCAGATTTTGGCTTGCTTGTGATGCATTTCCAAATGAAGACGGACTTGTCGGGTAAGCGTCTTGATAGGGATTACACCAAAAGCTAAATTCTTGATGGAGATTGAATGTCCTGAGTGTTTCAGGAAAGTCGTAGATGACAAAGGTATTAATATAATTATTGAGATCATCAGTAGTAAGCTGTGCCTCAGAAGGAGACCTAGTTATCCTACGCACCTTTTGTTGGATGGCTGCAAGATTATTTTTTGGTGGGGGTGCAGGGATCGGTAAAAGATTATTTGCCATATACGCTCCTAAATTTCAGATCAACCTTAGCATGTTTCACTAGTGAGTCATAGGATAATATTTCGCTTATCAATTCCTTTTTATCTTCCCAGTAAAATAGGGCATTCTTCCTACCGCGTTGCAACCAAAGCAGTAAAATATTCCCTTTTCAGGACTTTCAGCAAATGAATGAATCTCATTGGTAAATGGACATTTCCATTCCCAATAACGACTACCTTGCGATAGATCGGCATACTCTTTAACGGCATATAAAATATTCATGTTAGCTTGCTG